CCAGACTTTAAACCGAACCAACATATCTACCACTCAAAACAAGATGTAGAATATGTTTGGGACACACAACGAGTGTTTAACAATCTATACGCAGAGGATACGGACAATGATGAAGAAGAAAGGTAAAGCTAAAGGCATGGCCAAAGGCGGCATGATGAAAAAGAAAGGCATGAAAATGGGTGGTCCTGTTATTAAAAAGAAAGGCATGGCCAAAGGCGGTATTGTTGAGAAAGACAAAAAGAAAAAGAAAAAAGGTTATGCTACTGGTGGTTTGGTTAATAAGCATAAAAAAGGCGTAATCAAAGGTCCATACTCGTAAGGAGTAATCATGAGTATTACAACCACTGAGTTTACTCCTGTTATAGATGAGTATATTGATGAAGCATATGCTCGTTGTGGTATGGAAGCACTTACGGCTTATCATTTGAGAACGGCTATACGTTCGCTTAACTTTTTATTAGCTGATTGGGCTAATAGAGGTTTGAACAGGTGGACAATAGAGCAAGGTGCACTTACTTTAACTGCTAACGATAATACTTATAGTAGTGCTTTTCCTGAAAATGACACTATTGACATATTGTCTATGGTGATACGTACAAACAGTGCAGATGTAAACAAACAAACGGACACTACGATGAACCGTATAAGTCGCAGTGAGTATTTGAATATACCTAATAAATTGCAAACAGGTAAGCCTAATCAATTTTATTTGGACAGAGATACTAACCCTGTTTTGTATGTATGGCCAACCCCAGATGATAAACAAACGTATAAAATTGTTTATGACGAAATGAAGCGTATAGATCATTTAGATCATACGACAGAAACACCAGATATACCATTTAGGTTTTATCAATGTTTAGCTTCTGGCCTTGCTTATCAATTAGCATTGAAGTTTGCACCTGATAGGGTGCAAATGTTAAAGCAAGAGTATGAAGAAGATTTTAAACGTGCCGCAGATGAAGATAGAGACAGGGCTAGCTTGAAAATACTACCTAGCCGAGCGTATACTAATGTCTAATTACGCTGCGGGTAAAAGAGCATTAGCTATTTGTGACAGGTGTGGGTTTCAATACAAATACCACCAATTGAAAAAAGAATGGAATGGTCATAAAGTTTGTGAAGAGTGTTTTGAACCAAAAGAGCCACAATTAGATCCGCTTCCTCATGCGGCAGATGCACAAGCGTTGTGGGAACCAAGACCAGATAGGCAAGAAGAAGGAGGAGTGCTAGCAGTGCTTATAAAAAACACAGGCGATGATTTTGCTAGTGCTAATACTAATTTTGAAGACAATACTCCTAAAATAGTCGCTACATTAGGCGTGGCTACGGTGGTGATCACATGAGTTACACATACAATAGTTTACTTACAGAGATACAAAACTATACAGAAGTAAATGAAACAACTTTTAATAATACAATAGATACGTTTATAAGAAATGCAGAAGAACGTATGTTAAAAACCGTTCAAATGTCTGTATTTAGAAAGCAAACTTCTATTTCAATTACTCCTGCAACTTCAGCAAGAGTGGTTGCCCCTGAAGATTTTTTAGCTTCTTTAAGTTTTAGTATAACACAAACAGTAGGTACAGGTGATGCTGCTGTTGACTACAAAACATTTTTAGAAGAAAAAAGTTTCCCTTTTGTGATAGAGCAACAGACAAGCACTAGCGCAAGTGGTGTCCCTAAATACTATGCTATGGTAGGTAGCTCAGAAACAGGTGCATCAGGTACTATACAAGACGATTTCCCACTTACAACCTTTCAAGTAGCCCCTAAAGCTGATACTACGTATAGCGGTACTTTAGTTTATTTGTATAGACCAGTAAGTTTGGTAGATACCGCTTCCGATGCGGCTTATGGCTCGGGTGCAGCACGGGGTACTACATGGCTTTCTACTAATGCGCCTAGAGCTTTGTTGTTTGGGAGTTTAGTAGAAGCACATATATTTTTGAAAAGTGACCCACAAGTAATAACCATGCACGAAGAGCAGTTTAAAGATGCTATGGTTGGCTTAAAACAATTAGGTGAAGCTAGAGAAACCCAAGACGAGTATCGCGCAGGTCTAATCATAAGACAAAGGCAGTAGGTATATTATGGCGTTTGATGGAAGTTTTATATGTAGTTCGTTCAAAAATGAACTATTAAAAGGTGAGCATATTTTTGGCACACATACTTTTAATATAGCCTTGTACCCGAACACTGCTGTAGGAACTACTTATAGTGGTTCTTCTTCAACAATAGATGAAACTATTACGACTTATTCTTCTACAGGCGAAGTTAGTGCAACAGATACAGGCTATACAACAGGTGGTCAGGCTTTAGCTTTAGCTAATAGCACCCCTAAAATAGTAGGTAATACTGCTATTATAGATTTTGCTGATGAAGAGTTTGCAAGTGCTTCTTTCACAGCAAGAGGAGCTATCATATACAACACTACTAACAACAAAACTGTGGCCGTTATTGATTTTGGCAAAGATCAAACAGTCACAGGAGGCACATTAACGGTTAGTTTCCCTGCCGCTGATGCAGTAAACGCAATTATAAGGATACGATAATGTCTAGTACATTCACAAATAACGTAGGTTTAGAAAAGATAGGCACAGGTGAACAAGCTGGTTCTTGGGGCGCTACGACTAATGTAAATCTTGATATTATAGACTCTGCAATTAATGGCCAAATAAGTATTACTACTACTAAGGTCAATAGTAATGACCCTTTGGTTATTGATATCACAAAAGCTAGTGCCGCAGAAGACGAAGATGGAAATAACTTATATATTGTCATAACCAGTGGTAGTGATTTAAGTGCTGACACTTTTGTTAGGCTAGAAACGACAACTGTTAAAAAGATATGTTATGTCAAAAACAGTTTAGCAGGAAGTAGGTCTTTAACCTTGTATCAAACTACGGTAGCTAATTATGATGCTGCTAAATCGGTAACCATAGCTAATGGTGCTACTGCTTTGGTTAAGTTTGACGGTGGTGGTGACGCAAATGCTACAGTAACTAATGTATTTGATAATGAAGTTAGGACAGGTGCGTTTACCATAGACAATATTAACTTAAATGGTAATGCTATAACAGCTACAGATACAGATGGCGATGTTCAATTAGTGCCTAATGGCACAGGTGAAGTTGTTATAGGTACTGGTGCAGCAGCCGCAGAATTAACTTCTAGTGGCTCACAAGATTTATTATTAACAACAAACTCTAATACAAATAACTCTGGTAATATTACTATTACTGATGGTGCTAATGGTGCGATTACTATTGCGCCTAATGGTACAGGCCAAACAGATATTAGCAGAGCAAAACTAACTTCTCCATATACCCCTATAGCTGTCAAAACAGGAAACTTTTCATTAGCCGTATCTGAAATAGGTGCAATACACACTGTAACCAGTAGTAGTGAAGTCACTTTGACAATACCCGATGGTGGTGATACGTTTGCTGATTATTTCGGTGCTTCATGGACAATAGTCAATACAGGTAGTAGCGATGGTAAAGTTAAATTGTCTGTACCTGCGGGTAACACTTTGACATGGGTAACAGGAACGGGTTTAACTACCGTTACGGGAGCAGATTCTACTAGGAAAATTATTGTAGGAGGTATAGCTACTATTTTTATAAAGGCTTCTGATACATATTACATTATAGGTAGTGGCATTGAGTAACAATGCGGTTACTTATACCTTTATTGTTGGTTTTATCATTTGAAGCCCATGCACAAGACACGGATAGCGGTAACAGTTCTACGCAATCAGGTGACTTGAATACGAACCAGCAAGGGGCTACAGTTGACAGTAACAATGAGACTGTAACTAATACTAATCAGTACAATGGAGCTGGAAGTGCTAGTGAGATACCAGTAGCTAGTGCAGTAGCTCCCAGCTTGATGTCAGGTGGTAATGATAGCTGCTTAAAGAGTACCAGTGGTGGTGTATCTACTTTACAGATCGGTATAAGCTCTGGTAAATATGAAGTAGATGAGGATTGTAATAGACGTAAAGATGCACAAATGCTATTTACGTTAAATATGAAGATAGCTGCAATAACCAGAATGTGCCAACATGATGACAACTGGTTATCAATGTTTGAATCAGGGACACCATGTCCCCTTATTGTAGGCGGTAAGGTGGTGGCAGGTAAGAATGCTTACCTAATGATGAAACGAAAACCTACTTTATTTGTCAGGGGATATGAAGATAACAAGGAATATTTTGATGTCGCGTTAGGCATCAATGGAGATACAAATGGCGAACATAAAGAAAGCGTTAGTGATAAGTCTATTAGCGAGCGCTTCCGCACAAGTAAGTAGTGACACTGGCGTTTACTATCCTCAAGCTATTACTTTTGGGGCGTTAATAGACCCAAATATAAACCCACTACGCCCCGCAGGTGATTTTGTAGAAATACAAGAATTAGTTAATACCGCTAATTATATCAATACTCAAGTGAGCGATGCTCAAGCCAGCGTAGTCGAGATGGCGATGGGCGTGCCGACTGACCCTACAGGCGTTGCGGGCACAATTGTACCAGTGGCGGGGCGCACAGATAGCCACAAGATAGACTTGTTAGAGGTGGCGTACTATAACCAGTCGATATTAGACACAGCAAACGCAAATTATTATTCAGCAGAACATTTATTGGTGGACTCTTATGAAGAAAATATGGATCAAATGGAAGCAGCTATTGAGTTATTCTCAGGA